ATCGGAGCATGGCACAACGGCAAGCTGGGTCAGCTCCCAAATCCCGACGACATCAGCGGAAGCTCATTCCTGATGCCGATCAACGAGATCAATTATTTCAACTTCTTTATGGACGATCTGGACAAGGAACAGGCGAAGGGCGGAAGCGGCCTGCTGGCGAAGTACACCGACAGGGCGAAAGACAACATGGCTGATATTATCGACCAGTTTATCGCCACAAGACACATCGGCAAGGTAGAACTTGCGTACACCACTGTACCGAAGGTATCTGCGGACGGCTCCAACAGCACAACTGCGATTCTTGACGCTATCGACACAGCATACCTGAAGCTCCTGAACAATAACGTGTCCAGAAGCACGAAGGTAACGCTGACACTGCCTCCGGCACTCGTAATGATGCTCAAGAGAGCATACGTCGAGCTGGATACCGACAACTCCGAAATGCTGAAGAACGGACGTGTCGGCAGATATGGCGGCATTGAGCTGAAAGAATCCAACAACTGCGCAACTGCTCTTGAGACGGTTGGCGGCACGGCGAATACGCTTGTTTATCACTGCCAGCTCAAGACAGACAACGCAATCGCTTTCGTTAATCCTTACACCCACATGGAAGGCTACAGACCTGACGATTACTTCAAAGACTGCGTAAAGGGCTATACCCTGTACGACGGCATGGTAGTCGCTCCTAAGGAATGTATTGACTTCAATGTGGCGATCGCTTAAGGGGAGGTGAGATAATGGCTAACGTAACTATCCCTATCAAAAGACAGGACTACAGAGACGCCGCACAGGTAAGCGCGTCTGCACCAGCACAGGAAAACGGCTGGGCACCAAACACAATTTCCGGTGCGCTGACAGGTGAGTACATCACTTCCGGCGATACGATCAAGATCCCCGCAGATTTCAAGGACCATAAGACGGTCTTTGTCGTCGTAAACGCTGATTCTGCTGCGAAAACTGTTACTTTCAAGGCAGGTAACGGCGGTGCTGGCGCGAAGGACCTTGTGGTAAGCGCTGCGGTCGGAACAAATCTTATCTGGCTTGATTCTGCACCTTTCGTAGACAAGGCAACGGGAGAGATCACGGTAGAAACCAATGAAGCTACAGCAAGCAAGCTCTCAATGTTCGGTTACGAAATGAGATAGTCCAATGGGGCAGGCTCTTTAGTGGGTCTGCCCCTATTTTTCATAAGGAGAAAAAATGGCTACAAGAAAAGTAAGAGAAATCCTGCGCCGCCGGCGGATGGAATTTGACCGCCAGGTGGAAGAAAACAGGAAGAAGAAAGCCCTTGAAGGTCTGACGAAAGCAGAGCTGATCGAATATGCAGAAAAGAAGGGCATCAAAGTAGAAAAGACGGCGAAAAAAGCCGATATTTTAGAAGCAATTAACAAGGAGTAAGCCGATGAATTACGGCGAGATCAAACACAACTTAATCAGTTTGGGTTTTGCGGAAGAATCAGACTACGAAGAGTATGAAGAATTAGGCTACACATACGACGCAATCAATCTTGCAATCCGAGAGCTCAACAGCTCTTTCCCGCAGGTTGCTAAGTACGAGTTTGAAATTGATGACACTGACGAGGGAATCCTTTACATTGACATGACAGATCGCGACGGCTTTCTTGAGCTTGCGGAGACGCCGGTCCTATTTGAACGAAACGGCAAGGAGACGTATACAAAGTTTGGCGATTATCAAATCGAAATGGGCCACACGCTTGTCATAAACGCAGACGAAAACAAAGGCAGTTTCCGCGTTTACTACAATAAAGCCTGCACGACGATTGATGCTGCGACAGAAGATAGCTTTGTGCCGGAGCTTCCTCTAAAGGTCCATCACGTGATCCCGCTCCTGGCCGCATACTATCTTTGGTTGGACGACGATGTTGCTAAAGCATCGGGGTATTACAACATGTACGAGCTTGAAAAGACACAGGTTGAACAGAAAGAAAATGCTCCGCGCATGAGAGTAGCTACAGAATGGAGGGGATTTTAATGCCGATCAGCGTACCGGACGAACCAAAAGTCCTCACGACAACGTATGATTCCTTCAGAGGCGTGGACTTCACCAATGACGCAACAAACGTGTGGAGAAGGAGAAGCCCCACAGGAGTGAATATGCTCCCAGACGCGGCAGGAAGACCATTCAAAAGAAAGGGATGGGAAGTTCTTTTATCCAACGAAGAGATATGTGAGTATCTTGGGGTAACGAGTTGCTCCATTCAGAAGTGCGCTTGGTTTGAAATCGGCGGGGTAGACCACATTGCTATTTTCACAGACTGCGGCTTGGCGTTCTATAACGGCGAGTTTACCGACAAAAGCCTTGATTATGATTGCTATTCCGGCTATGACAGGTGTTTCTTCTTTGAAGGAAACGGCATGGCGGCGTTCTACATCTACGGAAATTTCAAGGTCTGGAGATACGAAAGCGACTTCACTTTGCACGACGTAACGGACGAAATCACCGTTCCGACCGTGATTATCGGAGCAGACGCAAGCGGAGCGGGGACAAACTATGACGGATTCAACCTGTTAGGCTCGAAAGCGGCGGTAGAATACGGCGATGTAACACTGTTTACTTGGTGGGCTTCGGACAATCTGCAGGTGTTTGTCAGCGATGATTTCAAAACTGGCAAGACAATTAATAGCCCCGCCGTCCACAGATACAGATGGGACGGAAGCGCGTGGAGCGTGGTAAGCGGTGCGGCGTTCGATTCTACAAAGATAACGGTAACGGGCGAGCCGCAGGAGAATGACGAAATCGTTGTCGTGTACGCCTACGGCGTGATGCTACCAAACAATGTTTCGCCAAATCAGATTGAAGACTTCCTCAAGGTGCAGGTGTCAAGGGCGGTTCAGTTCGACTATTCCTTGCCGATTGTCGCCGCGCAGGACACGCTTAATCAAGGCGAGTGCAAACTCTGGAGCGATGATACAGCCCACAGGGACGATGGCAGAGCGTGGATTCAGTTCCATTCAAGTGACATTGGAAACCTTATCAAACCGCTCGTAGACGGACAGGATTATGTAAAAGTAACTTTCCCATCCGTAGTCACAGAATCAAGAGAATATACTGACGTTTCGTATTCTGGGGCGGCGGCTTTAGTGGAGGGATAAAATGGCATCATTTATCATGAACAATGGAAAGACCGTATATGGCAATGCGGCTTCGGCATACTGGAGAACGTGGCTTGAATATTCTGTAGACAACAGTTATTCCGCAACGCAGGCGAAGGTAACATTTGCATACGGCATATATATTTCAAAAGAGTTACACAAAGACCATACCTACACAAAAGGCTACGACACCACCCATGTTTCCTGCACTGGCGAAACAAAAAAAACGTATCACCCAAGCGGCACGCTCCACAGGGGGAACTGCAACAAGGGCGACAGTATCGTATATGGCTACAGTTACTTCATCATAGACAAGTCAACGGCAAAGAAAACGGTAACGCTTTCTGCATATATTTACCATCCGAAGACGTATAGCGGCTACATCGGCAAATCGACCGCAAAAGCATCCATCACGATTTCAGCATTGGCGAGATATACAGTGTCGTTCAGTGCAAACGGCGGCACGGGCGCACCAAGCGCGGTCTATAAGTATTACGGCGGTAGCGTAACGATTCCGTCTACGCAACCAAAACGTGACGGTTATTCGTTCAAGAACTGGAACACTGCCTCTGACGGAAGTGGGACAACATACAAATCTGGGGCGAAATACTCGGCGAACGCAAACGCAACGCTCTACGCACAGTGGGGCGTAGTAGACCCGCCGCGTGTTACAGGATACAGTGTTGATTTAAGCACAGACACAACGGAAATCATCAGAGGATTCACCGATTTGACCGTAGACGTGTCGAGCGTGTATTTGCATAGCGGGAGAACCATTCGCTCTATTCAAATGTTTATAGGCGATGTTGGCTCAAACGTCATAACAGGCACAGGGCAACTTACGATACAAGGTGATGCGTTTACGTCGGATGATGATGGCACGGTCGGCATTTATATCGAAACCGAAGATTCCGCAGGAGCAAGCGGACGATTCTTCCTGCAAAATGTCACCATCAAAGCACCTACGTGGTCGGAACAACTTTCGTTTCCGATTTACGTGGAAGAAGACGGCGTGACGTATGACACAAGACCGCAGATAACTCCAAAAGGACTTGCGGTCGTTGACAATATTCTGGCTCTGAATCGCGAAGGCGGTTATGATCCTATCGGGACGAACGGTCTTGAATACTGGGAAGATACTGAAAACTGGGGATTTACCTGTCAATTCGACGAAAACCATGTGGACGACCCAACTTCAAGAACACCAAACATAAGCACGAAAATATCCTATAGCCACGTCACCACAAAAGAGAATCGGATACGGACGGCATTTTACGCCACGTCAAGGAATCAGAACTACTCCAACGGCATCTACAACGTGATGTTCGTGGGCGGCGTAGACATGGACGAATACACCGAATATTCTTCAAGGGTTTGGTGGTGCGCAGTGAACAATCCGCTTTACTTCCCAGACACGAACTACAGTGAGGTCGGCTCGAACGATACCGCAATACAGGGGCTGACAAAAGTGGGGGACTATCTCGGCGTAGTAAAGCAATCCAAGACGACCGATACGGCGATATTCCTGCTCTATCCTACGAGTTTTGAGGAAGATACCACGTTCGCTGTAAAACAGGGCGTACAGGGCGTTGGGGCACTCGCCAAATACACATTCAATATTCTGGGTGATGAAACCCTGTTCTTGTCACCAAATGGAGTCATGGCAATTGTACCGTCAGAGGACAATGAACATAAAGTCCAGAACAGAAGTTACTTTGTCGACGGTAAGTTGCTGAAAGAGCCAGAAATCGAGAACGCCTACTCGTTCGTATTTGATGGCAAGTATTATCTGTCCATCCCAAACGGCGAAGGCTCTGTGTACGTGCTTGACGGCAACCAGAGAAACTCGTGGGGCAACGACAGGACGAACCTTGTTTATGAGTGCTACTATTTGGAGAACGTGCCTGCCAACTGCTTTATGAAGTTTGATGATAGACTGGCATTTAGTAACGCCGATGATGTGTATGTTGTGGGCGATTCTTTCTTTGACGCATACGACATGGAGACGGGCGAAGAATCCGCGCCTGTCAAAGCGAGATGGTCTACACTTCTGGACGATGACGGAGCACTCCATTACACGAAGAGT